CATTTGGTGGAGCTGATTACATTGTCAGCCGCGAGGAGGCAATGAGTGTGCCGGCGATTGCTCGCGCACGAAACATGATCTGCAATTCAATTGCCACGATTCCTTTAATTACACGCGACAAAGACACCGGTGCAATTGTTGATCAACCTGTTGTGATTTCTGATCCGGACAAACGAGTACCAGGAGCCGCATCATGGGTGTGGGCGTGTGAGGATTTACTTTTCACGGGGTTTAGTTATTTTCAAATTATTGATTTATTTGCCGATACGGGCAGAGTGCGCCAAATGTGGCGCGTTGCTCCCAATCGTGTCGGAGTGTTTTTGAATTCAATTGGAACTCAAATTGAGTATTACACAGTCGATGGATCGCGTGTGCCAATGTCAGGTGTTGGATCACTTGTCGTGTTTTATGGCAACGATGAAGGATTGTTAAATCGCGCCGGGCGCACAATTCGCGCCGGTGCAGAGCTTGAAAGAGCTGCCGCAATGTACGCGCGTGAACCTGTGCCATCGATGGTTTTGAAATCTAACGGAACAGCGTTGCCAGCCGACCGCATCGCTAAGCTGTTGGATGCATGGGGCGCAGCGCGCCGAAATCGTGGCACAGCATTTTTGAACGCCGATGTTGAATTGACAACAGTTGGATTTACACCAGAGCAAATTGGCTTAAACGCTGCACGCGAAATCATTGCGACCGAATTAGCAAGAGCCGTGGGAATTCCGGCATACTTTATTGATGCGCCGACTGGATCATCCATGACATATGCAAACGCCCAAACGGCGCGTCAAACTTTGTTGGACTTTTCACTATTGCCGCTAATGAACAGCATTGCCAGCCGTTTATCAATGCCAGATTTCACGCCATCAACACAGCGCGTGGAATTTGATTTGAAGGCGTACTTACGCGGATCAGAAAAAGAGCGTGCAGACATTTACAAGATTTTATTTGACATCGGAGCAATCACCACCGATGAAATTAGACAAATGGAGGATATGATCCAATGAAGCTGACAACACCAATGCACATCACGGCAGCTGATTCAGATTCACGCACAATCAGCGGTCGCATCGTTGCTTTCAATGAGCACGCAAACGCATCAACCGGCAAGGTTGTATTTGCTCGCGGATCAATCCAACCACAAGATGTTTTTTTGAACCTTGAGCACGACAACACACGCAGAATTGGCAAAAGTATTGCCATGACTGTGAATGACAAGGAAATGACAGCAACATTTAAGATTGCAAACACAACAGCCGGCACCGATGCACTTACCGAAGCAATGGAAGGCTTACGCGATGGATTTTCGATTGAATTGGCTGTGGACAATTATGAAATGCAAAAAGACGGCACAATGAAAGTCATCAATGGCCAATTGACAGCCGTTGCACTTGTCACCGAACCAGCTGTGCGATCAGCTCGCGTTTCAGAGGTGGCAGCATCCGAAGATTCTGAAACTCAAGAAGTTGCAGATACAACAAACCCAAATGAAGGAGACAAAGTGGAAAACACTACCGAACAAGCCGCTCCTGCCGTTGAACCGGTAGCAGCTCCAACAGTCGAACCAGTACAGGCATCACGCCCGGCTTACTACACATCACCACGATCACCAATCGTAAACAAGGTGACATATCTTGAGCATTACCTCAAGGCAACAATTTTGCATGATGAGGATTCACGCCAATATGTAAAGGCAGCTGACAACACAACATCAACAGCTCCCGGCATGGTTCCAACACCACAAAGCACACAGGTGATCAATGCACTTGCAAACGCAGATCGTGGAACAATCGATGGCATCAGCCGCGAAACCTTAGTTGCAGAAGGCATGACATTTGAGTTGCCTCGCGTAACGGCTGTTCCAACAGTTTTGCCAATTGCAGAAAACGGCGCAATTGCAGAATCATCACTATCAGCAACATTTTTGTCAGTTTCCGTACAGCCGTTCAAAGGCCGTGCGATCTCGACAGTAGAGCTCATTGATCGCAGCCGTCCGGAATACCTAACAGCACTTTTGCAGAATCTTGAATTTGCTTATGCAAAAGAGACTGACGAATATGCACTTGCACAAATGCAAGCGGCAGTCACTAGCGTGACAGCACAGGCAGCAAACTCAGCAACCGGATTCCTTGGATACACATCAAAGGCAGCCGCAAATGTTTATGGCGCATCACTTGGATTCGCTCGCTCATTGATTGTTTCACCTACACAATGGGGAAACATCATGGGATACAACGACAATGGCACACCGCTATACAATGCGGCACAACCTAGCAATCAGGCAGGAAATGTCCGAGGCGATTCTTTGCGCGGTGTAGTTTCACCTGGTCTAAACCTTTATGTTTCACGATCATTTGGTAACGCTGGAACAACAACAGCCGATGGAGATTCTTCAATGGTCGTTGTCAATCCAGATTCATACACATGGTATGAGTCACCACGCTTTACACTACGCACGAACATCAACAGCGATGGAACAATTGACATCCTTTACTATGGCTATGGCGCACTAGCTGCCAAGGTGCCAAATGGTGCACAATTTAACGACCTCGCTTAATTAACAATCAATCATCGATGGCGGTCGCTCCCGAACGCTATTGATACGAAAGGAACAGAGATGCCAGCAATAGTCACAGCCTCACAGCTCAGGCAAATTCTTGGTGTCTCTGTTTCTTTGTATTCAGATGCACAATTGGATTCATTTATTGATTCAGCTGAGCAAACGATTTTGCCGTTACTTACTCAATACCAATCATCGGTGACTTTTGCCAATGTGAGTGATTCCGTCATTTATTTCACCACACAGCGGCCAAATTACTTTGTGCCGGGTCAATCTGTTGTTGTTACCGGGGCCGGAACTTACAGCGCGACTTATACAGTCACCGATGATCGGATTGAGCCTTACCTTTTCACAGCTGCAACAGCGGCAGCTGATCGTGATTATCCGCTCCCATTTATTCCAAATGCAACAGCAACATTGAGCGGTGGATCGGCAGCGGCTTTGTACGCATCCACACCACCAATTGAAAATGCAATCTTGGTTGTAGCGGTTGAGATTTTCCAGAGCATTACAGCTCCCGGCAACCAGATCATGTCTGACAATTTCCAGCCGAGCCCGTTCGTTTTAGGCCGCAGCCTTTCAAACAGAGTCATTGGGCTTTTGGGGCCGTTTCTTGATGTTGAAACGATGGCGCAATGAGTATTGAATCAGCCATCCGCACACCACTCAAAACAGCTTTGTCATCCATTGCTGCCAATGTGTACAACGGCATCCCAGAAACAATGACTAGCCCATCAATTTGCTTAATTCCCGATGCACCTTATTTGGAAAGCGTTTTGATTAATGGCGCAACAACAAAAGTCAAAGTCAATTTGACTGTGACTGGTGTTGTTACTTATGCCAACAATGCGGCAGCTCTTGACAACCTCGAAACATTGATGATTAACATCATCAGCACAATGCCGGCCGGTTATGAAGTCGGCAATGTGAACCAACCTCAACCATTGGAAGTCGGTGCCGGTAAGTACCTCACGGCCGATTTGCAAGTTAGTACTTATTACACCAACTAAGGAGAAAAAATGGCAACGACAATCATCACTGGCAGAGACATCACTTTCACAATTGACAGTGATAATTTCGATGCACAGGCAACCTCAGCTGTATTGACTGTTGATTCAACGATTAATACATTTCAAACACTCGATGGCAAGGCGTATTTCACCACGGATACACAAGGCACATTTGCTGTGGAAATGTTGGCCGATTGGGGAGCAACAGGATCACTCTGTGAAGCTCTTTGGACAGCGGCATCATCTGCACCAAATACAGCATTGCCTGTTGTTTTGGTAGCTGATACAGGCGCATCATTTGCATTTTCTGTGCAGCCATTCTTTCCATCAGCTGGAGGCACAGCACCAGATGCACAAACTGTTTCACTTTCTTTCACCTGTGTAACAACACCTGTTTTGACTATTAGCTAAAACGAAAGGAATCGGGAGCATGAAACTACCAATCACAATTGAATTCACAAATGGGGAGAGCGCGACCTATACCGCGCTCCCACCAGAGTGGATGAAATGGGAGCAAAAAACTGGAAACACAATTCAGCAAGTATCTGAGAAATTGGGAATTGCTGATCTGATGTTTTTGGCTTACCACGCAATGAAACGCGAATCGGCCGGAAAACCTGTGAAGCCTTTTGAAGTGTGGTGCGAATCTGTGACTGACATAAACATGGGAGAAACCGAAAACCCAAAAGCTACGAGCCGGGAACAATAAACCGGATCATTTGGGAATTGGCTATCGATACAGGATTGTCACCATCAGAGTTTCAAACACCGGAGGACATTTTAACCGCTTTTGAGATACTAAGGATCAAAAATGGCAATTGAACCGATCACTTACAACAAGAGTGATTTGCGCGGAATCATCCGCGCTTTCAAAGCCATGGATGAGCAAGCTGTTGCCGAGGCCAAAGGCGTTTCAAATGGCTTGGCCACTTATGTGCAATCAAAAGTCACAGCCGCAGCTGGTGCTCGCCCAAATAAGGCGGCAATCCGCATTGCTCAAGGATCGCGTGTGAGTAAGTCATCAAAAGTCGGCGAGATCAGCTATGGCTTTGTATCTCAAAAATTCAGCGGTGGCGGTACAACTCAACAGCTTTGGGGCGGTTACGAATTTGGATCAAACAAATTCAAGCAATTTCCGGTGTGGTCTGGCAGATACGGCCGAGGATCAACAGGATGGTTTATCTATCCAACATTGCGTGCCGAGCAGCCATACATCATCAATCAATGGGAAAATGCATTTACTAAGATTTTGAAGGAGTGGTGATGGCCGGTCAATCAAGAACACTCAAGCTCTCGATCCTTGCTGATGTTGATGAACT